CAAGCATACAATTACATTTCCATTATACTAACCACCCCGACGACTAAACTCATTGAGAGAATATCTTCTTTAGGTATGGAGAAATCTGCATATTCCGGATTATATGATACGCAACGAATCTTATTCCCGTCTTCATATACTCTCTTTATGACAAATCCCTGCGTTGTGTCCAAGACATGTACTTTTCCCCATTGAATAAAGCGAGATTGGTCAATATGCCGGCAGGCGATTTCATCTCCTGATTCGAAACGAGGAGACATGCTATCACCTTTAATAAACATCGTGAAGTCATAAGCAGGTATCTGATGTATTAATGGCATCTGTTCGCATTGTTCCAATGTGACCCCAATAGATTCACCTGAAAGAGAACCGGCTGCTGCTGTAAGAGGAACTCTAGGACGGGTATTTGCATTTGGGTTCAACTCTGGGTTCAATTCCTCACCCTCTATGGCATCATCTAAGTCTACTAGCATATTTCCTTTACCTGTAAGAAGCCATTCTGCATTAAGTAAAGGATATGCAATGAGCGTTTTTTCAATAACATCAGATGATATAGATGCTCCTTTTGACGATACATAACCATTTGCTAATCCGAGTTGAGACTCGAATTTATTTCTTCCTATTTTTAGTGTCGAGAGAAATTCTTTTAATCTATCCTTTGTTGTCATAGTGAATATATTCGGTAGTTTTATTTATTACAATAGCTACAAGAGTGTTAATAATAGTTTAATCAGCGAATAAAATCGGCATATGTTTTGATTTACCGAAAATAATCACTGATATTTGCATTCGTAATTCAGTTCATAATAAAACAAACGGATACAAAAAGGGCCGTTAGAGAAGCGTCCCTAATCCTATCTCTGTTCATTAGTCATTTGCAAAGATAGGCAGTCCTTTTCAATTATCCAATGATATGTGAATGTTTTACGACAGAAAAATGCGGTCATGTAGGAGTTTCCGCAGTAAAACAAGAAATTTTAGAAGGCTCAACCTTAGTAATAGACAAACTCCTACATTTTGGTCTGTGAAAAGGTTGAGCTTTTCTCTTTAGGAGGGAGAAAAGGACTATGAAAGAATTAACAAAAACGAGTACAAGCGTAGAAATCAAGCAGTATTTCAATGCTATTCTAAAGCTGTCAAAAGCGAGTGAAGAATTTCCGGTTAATCTGGATGAGGTATGGCCGTTGGTGTATTCCGCTAAGAACAAAGCGGTAAGTGCTTTGAAAGAAAATTTCATGGAAGGGGTTGATTATCAATCGTTAAACCAAAAAGTTGAGCGAAAAATCGGTGCTACGATGAAGGATGAGTATTTCTTATCAGTTCCCTGTCTTGAGTTCTTCATCGCCCGTAAAGTTCGTGATGTATTTGAAGTATATCGCCAGGTGTTCCACAAAACAGCTAAGAAGATTGAGAACAAGGATCCGATGGCAATGAATGCCAATACCCTGTATAATCTTCGGATGAAAGCAGTAGCGTGGACCGCAAAGATGCTCAATCTGTCAGAAGAATCTAAATTAAGAATGATTCAGGCTGTAACAGAACCCTTGGGACTTCCATCGCCCAATTATGTAAAATCGCAAGGTGTTATGCACTCCGCTACTTATCTACTGAAAGAAAGAAGTAATCTGATTAGCATTCTCCAGTTCAATCAGAAAATGATTGCCGCGGGGTATCTAGAAGAAAAAGAGCGCCCGTCCAAGAGTAAAGGAACTTCCCGTTTCAAATGCTTAACAGAAAAAGGTCTTATATATGGTGAAAATGAGGTATGTCCTAAAAATGCCCTAGAGACACAGCCACATTATTATGATGATAAGTTCGACGAACTTTTAGAGAAGTTATTAGTAATTCAATAAAAGGAAGGACTAAGCCATGTTATCAAGAACAGAAATCAATCTTATAGCGGAAAAGGTAGCTGAACTTATCCATTTGAAATGTGATGAACTGATGTCCGCTAAACAATGTGCGGAGTGGCTGGGAATATCAGTTAACACTTTGCATTCGAAATGTTCCCGAGGACATATCCCCTACCACAAAAAACATAAAACGCTCTATTTCTCCAAGAATGAAGTAATAGCGTATTATTTGAAAGAAAACAAACCCGCGTCGTGAGACCGCTGATTATAAAAGTGATAAATGATTGAAGGGCGAGGCTGGAGTGATTGCCTCCTCGCCCACTCTAGAAAGAAAGGAGAACTAATGAAAAATATGAATAAAGTCAGCAAACGACTACTTATGATCATTACTACAATAGCTATGATAGCGAGTTGCATCTATGCCGGGCAAACTGAATATAACGATGAGGTACTATCTGGCATGAGCGCGGAAAAGTATCAGTACATACATGACAGTCTAGGTTGTCGTGCCTCTCAAGACGATGTAGTCAAAGAATACATTGCCAATCAGAAATATTATGATTCAAAAAATTATTAAAACGATAAACGATTATGGACGACAAAAAGAAACAAGAAGAGTTAAATGCTCTAATCAACAGAGCAGAAACTGCTAAGATCGGTAATTGGTATCCAAACCCTTATTCCCAAATGTCATACTCATTGACCGATTTACAAAAAGAGGAACAAGCCGTATTTGATGGCTTAAAAGAATTATACACCGAACAGGGTGATTTTATCGTATCTGAAATATTGAAAAGCATTTATCCTTCTTTCGTCACAGAATTTATGGACGGTGATGGCACCCGGGGAGATGCCGAGGAAGAAGTTTCCATTACACGAGGTAGGCTATACGATTTTTCAATGGATCTTAGTGCGAAAGTAGACGCAGCGATTCGCTTGAAATCCGCTTTCGATCACTTCCACCACATAAGTGCAATTAAATCTCGTATTGAGTTAGCTAACAAAGGTATATTACTTTAAAAATTAAACTATCATGGATTTTAATGTAAATGTAAACGTGAAATTCGATGCTACACCCGCTTTAGTTGGTGCCGTATCAACACTGGCAGGTGTAGTAAAGACTGCCGAAGTATTGCAACCCGCTATTATAGCTCCAGCTATTGCAACATCTACGGCCCGAGTAGAGAAAATGCAAGAAACAGCGGCCCCAGTACCCCAAGAACAACCGGTACCGGTTGAAAAACAAGGTGAGATTACTGATGAAATGCTCCGGAAATTTGTCGGACCCAAGTCTAAGGACAAAGGAAAAGAAGCTATCTTCAAGATACTTGATGAATTCGGGGTGAAACGCGTGCCGGATCTCAAACAAGAACAGCGTCAAGTATTCATCGATAAAGTGAATGCCTTATGAGTCACGCTGTTTTATCCCCTTCTTCCGCCAGCCGGTGGTTGTCGTGTACACCGTCGGCACGGCTGGAGATACAGTTCCCGGACAAAGCGGGTGACTTTGCGCTAGAAGGTTCACTCGCACATGAATTCGGGGAACTTCGTCTGAAACGTTACTCCAACGTTATTGACGAAATGGAGTGGGCTAAAAAGACCTCTGAACTTATCAAGGATAATTTTTATAGCGAAAGCCTTGAAGAATATGCAGAGGGTTATGCCGCTTTTGTTTGGGAGAAATACCTGCTTGCACAAAAGACAACTATCGATGCGGTTCTGCGTATTGAGGAGAAAATAGACCTGACCGCTTATGTTCCAGAAGGATTTGGAACGGGGGATGCTGTTATCCTTGCAGACGGTACAATGGAGATTATCGACCTCAAATACGGTAAGGGAGTACAAGTATCCGCGGTGGAAAACAAACAGATGATGTTGTACGCTTTGGGCGCATTAGACATGTTCGGTTTCATGTATGCCATTCATACAGTACGTATGACTATCTATCAGCCACGGTTGTATAATATTTCTGAATGGGAAATGTCTGTTGAAGGATTGCTAATGTGGGGCATGAACGAATTAGCGCCACGTGCAAAAATGGCGTTTGCTGGAGAAGGCAGTTTTATTCCTGGAAAGCATTGCCAGTTCTGCCGGGCTAAAGCACAATGCCGTGCACTAGCAGAGAAGAACCTGGAAGCGGCTAAGCATGAATTTGATGACGTCTCCCTACTATCAGATATAGAAATCTCTGGGATATTGGCGCAGATAGATGTAATTAAGAACTGGGTGACCGCTGTAGAGGATTACGCTCTGCAAGCTGCGTTGGCGGGTAAGAAACTCCCGGGATTCAAGTTAGTGGAAGGTCGTAGTATCCGCAAATACTCTAATGAAAAGATGGTGGCCGACCGGTTGATTGAGAACGGATATAAATCCGATTTAATCTATGAGCCGGCAAAGCTAAAAACTATTACTGCCATGGAGAAGCTGGTAACCAAGAAAGCATTTACTGCTCTACTTGGGGATCTTATCATCAAGCCACAGGGTAAACCGACGTTAGCTCCCGAGTCAGACAAACGTCAGGAATGGAATTCAGCAGAGAATGATTTTAAAAATGTGTAGAAGTGGAACTTATCAAATTATTAACCTCCCTGAAATTGAATCACGTAACAGATGTTCAGGGTACAAGAATCGTAGCCCGTAGACCTAGAGCCTACAGTAGCACCAATGATCCGGGATGCAAAGACTGCATATTTCAAAAAGAAGGCGGTGCAGCCGATTGCTCTTTAAAAGACACCTGTATGGCGCATAAGCGCCCAGACAGGAAGTCAGTAATTTTTAAAATATTTAATAACGTAAAAAAGTAAAACGATTATGAACGAAAATTTAAACACCAAAGTAGTTACCGGGAAAGTAAGAATGAGTTATGTACATGTGTGGGAGCCTGCTGCCATCTCGGAAGGAGGCGAGAAAAAATACTCAGTTTCCCTTATTGTCCCCAAAAGTGATACCAAGACTATAGAAGCAATAAAAGCTGCTATTGAAAACGCACTAAAAGCAGGTGTCGGTAAATTTGGCGGTAAGATTCCGGCAGTGTACAAAAATCCTTTGCGTGATGGTGATGCTGAACGCCCTGACGATGAAGCTTATGTTGGTTCTTTCTTCCTGAATGCCAACTGTAAGACTAAGCCCGGAGTAGTAAATGCTTTGCGTAAACCATTAGAGAATGAAGACGAGTTTTATAGTGGTTGCTATGGTTATGCTTCCATTACTTTCTATGCATTCAACACGAATGGTAATAAAGGGATTGCTTGCGGACTCAACAACCTGATGAAGATTGCCGATGGCGAACCACTAGGAGGACGTTCAACAGCTGAAAGTGACTTCGCTGAAATTGAAGTCCCGTTTGAAGCAGCAACAGACGGTGGCGATGATTTATTCTAATCTCATACCACAAGAACAACTTGCCAAAGTAGCGTCCGGAGTAATCCGGCGCTATCGGCAGGATGCTTCCGATCAGGATTGTGAGGATCTGACTACCAGTTTTCTTATCTTGTCGAAGTATTTGGGAAACTTCTTTACGGGTGAATTCTATGTAAAGATTGAATGTACTGAAACCGAATTCCAGCAATTGAATGTAATTGCTACATCATATAAAAACACATTCGAAACGTGGAGTGAATTAATTGGTTTGTCACCTACGGTCATTCGGTATAATGTTCGGTTAGCGAAAGGGTTTTCAACAATCTGTAATGAGATAGCAGTAAAGCTCAATGGGAAAGCGGCAGAATATGACAGAGAGCCTATTAAAGTCTTAGGTATTGACATCGAAACGTTCAGTTCAGTTGATATCGCTAGCTGCGGATTGTATAAATACGCAGAATCCGATGATTTTACGATTCTTCTATTCGCTTATGCTTGCGATGATAAGCCTGTGCAGATTGTAGATTTTGCATCGGGGGAAACTTTACCGGAACGTATCTTCCAGGCGTTGACTGATCCAAACATTTTAAAGACGGCTTTCAATGCCAGTTTTGAACGTATTTGTATTGGGAGACATTACGGCATTGACTTGCCGATTGAACAATGGGAATGTACCATGGTCCGGTCTGCTATGCTGGGGCTTCCTTTGTCACTCGCACAAGTTGGTAAAGTGTTGAGTCTCGAAGACCAGAAGATGACCGAGGGTAAAGCACTTATCAAGTATTTCTCATGCCCCTGTAAACCTACAAAGGTCAATGGTGGAAGAACTCGTAACCTTCCCGAACACGCACCAAACAAATGGGATACTTTCAAACGGTATTGCATCCGGGACGTTGAAGTAGAACAAGCCATACGCAATAAAACGAAAGCCTTTATTATTCCTGATTCCGAGAAAGAATTGTATGTTATCGATCAACGTATTAATGATCGTGGTGTGTTGGTTGATATGGATTTAGTGAAGCACGCTATCCGGATGGACACCTTATATAAAGGTCGCCTAAATGCCGAAGCCGCTGAGCTATCAGGACTTGATAATCCAAATAGTGTGGCGCAGTTGAAAACTTGGCTGGAGAAAGAGACAGGTAGCGAAGTGACGACTTTAAATAAAAAGGATATACCTGATCTGTTGAAAATTTCTGATAGTGAGGTAGTGGACAGGATGCTTCGCATTCGTCAAGAGATGGCCAAAACATCTACTAAGAAATATGAAGCGATGGAGAAGGCCGCTTGTGATGATAATCGAGTGCGCGGGCTATTGCAGTTTTACGGTGCCAACCGGACAGGACGCTGGGCCGGAAGATTAGTACAAGTACAGAACCTTCCGCAGAATCATATTAATGATCTCGATTATGCGAGAACTTTGGTGAAATCCGGGGACCTTGACATGGTAGAAATGGCGTACGGGAATGTACCTGACACACTATCACAGCTTATCCGTACGGCCTTTATCGCAAAATCGGGATATACCTTTATAGTCTGCGACTTTTCGGCCATCGAGGCCCGCGTTATCGCATGGCTGGCAGGCGAACATTGGCGTCTCGATGTGTTCCGTACACATGGCAAAATATATGAGGCTTCCGCTTCTATGATGTTTCATGTTCCTGTAGAAGCGATTACCAAAACGGATCCGCGTAGGCAAAAAGGAAAAATCGCAGAGCTGGCTTTGGGTTATCAAGGTGGCGTAGGTGCAATGAAAACAATGGGCGGCGAAAGAATGGGACTATCTGAGACCGAAATGCAGGAGATTGTTACGCATTGGAGAAAAGCAAATCCTGCCATTGTAAGACTTTGGGCAGACATAGAAAATTGTGCAAAAGCAACTATCACGTCCAGTCAATTAACCGAATGCCACGGACTACATTTTTATAAATCAATGGGGCTATTAATGGTTCGCTTACCGTCAGGACGTTCCTTGTGTTATCCTAAACCCGCAATAGGAACCAATAGGTTCGGCAATGAGAGTATCACTTATGAAGGTTTAAACCAAACGACTAAACAATGGGGTATACAGGAGACCTATGGCGGAAAACTGGTTGAGAACATCGTTCAGGCGATTGCCCGTGATTGTTTGGCAGTGACAATATTACGTTTGGAAAAACGTGGTTTTCCTATCGTTTTTCATGTTCACGACGAAGTTATTATTGAAGCTAGAACAGACGGAAGCCAAACCCTGGAAGAGGTTGAAAATGTATTTAAGCACCCTATTCCATGGGCGGAAGACCTGCCTCTAAAAGGGGCTGGATACATGACTGACTATTATTTAAAAGATTAGCGTATAACTAAGAAGAAATGAATGAAAATAAAAGAATGGCTAATGCAATAGAGGCATATAATCGTGCCTATCATATACATTAGCTACGTTCTGCTTAATAATGAGGAGGTAGAAGATGATTGACAACATTCCTTCTGAATTTGATCGGATTTATGAAGTAATACAGGTTAAAAGGAAAAAGGCTAGATTATGGCGGAAGAAAAAGAAATCAAAGTGCAAAATGACGGCTCACTGTTCATCGCTATCGGCGGCGGGCGTAAAGAACTAAGTTGGAAGAACCGGGAATGGTCCTGGGGACAATTTCTCAATAAAATAAAAACGACTCAACGTACGGCCGAGACGATAACTGAGTTCCGAAAAGTGTCGAAGTCTCGGCAGGATGAAATAAAGGACGTAGGCGGTTTTGTCGGGGGATATGTTAATGGTGGACGCCGTAATAAAGGCAGTGTAGCAGAACGTACGATGGCGACACTTGACATCGACTTTGCAACCGGGGATGTGTGGGAAGACTTCTGCCTGATGTTTGGTTGTGCAGCTGCCGTATATTCGACGCACAAACATACTTCGGATGCGCCAAGGCTTCGTCTTGTTATCCCCTTCAACCATCCGGTTGGTCCCGATGAGTATCAGGCTATCGGACGGTATATCGCCGGTGTTCTCGGCATTGATATGTTCGACGATACGACGTATGAGCCGGAGCGACTAATGTACTGGCCCTCTACGTCTAAAGATGGGCAATACGTGTTCCGGTATCAGGACGGAGAGTGGTTAGATGCAGACGCCATTCTTGCCACGTATAAGAACTGGAAAGATACGTCTGAATGGCCTGTATCCAGCCGAGTAGATGTCAGTTTACGACGAGAAATAAAAAAGCAAGGTGACCCGCTGGAAAAATCCGGTATTGTCGGTGCATTTTGCCGCACTTACGACATCCATCAGGCGATAGAAACTTTTTTGCCGGATGATTATACGCCTTGTGGGGTAGATAACCGATATACGTACATTCATGGCTCTACTGGCGCCGGTTTAGTAGTATATGAAGACAAGTTCGCCTATTCGCACCATGGTACGGATCCGTCTAGTGGAAAACTCTGTAATGCGTTCGACTTGGTACGCTTGCATTTGTTCGGAGATAAAGATGAAGACATAGATAAGAGTACTAACCGTAACATAACTAAATACCCATCATATATTGCGATGGAGGAGTTTGCAGCCAAAGATAAAGCTACTATGGCTACCATCGCAAGAGAGAAACTGACAGAGGCGGGAGAAGACTTTGCGAACATTATAGACGAAGAGGGAGAGATCGCGGATTGGCTTGCTGAAATGGACGTAGATAGAAAAGGTAACTATCTGGCTACTCCTAAAAATGTAGATCTGATTTTAAAGAATGACCTGAACTTAAAAAGGTGTTTCGCTTATGATACATTTAATGATCGTAAGGCTTTACTGCGACTTCCGCCATGGAGAATGAAAGGAGATGCAGAAATGTTTATTCGTGATGACGACGAGGCTAATCTCAGGCTGTATTTATCAAAAGAGCCTTGGGGGTTAGAAGGTAAACAAAAAATAGCAGATGCTTTGGATGTTGTATGTCGTGAAAATGCTTTCCACCCGGTGAGAGAGTATTTTAATGAGCTTACATGGGATGGTATTCCAAGATTAGACACTTTATTCATTGATTATTTGGGTGCAGAGGACACGGAACTGAACCGATTGATAACTAGAATAGCTTTCACGGCTGCCGTTTACAGGACCTACGAACCCGGTACAAAATATGACCAGATTGTAGTACTAGTGGGTACACAGGGATGTGGCAAGTCTACTATCATCGAGAGGATGGCCATTAATCAGAAATGGTTTAGTAGTTCCATGCCTTCACCGGATAAACCAGAAGACGCAGCACGGCATTTGCGGGGGAAATTTATCATAGAAGTAGGAGAACTTGTAGGATTCAAAAAAGCAGAAGTGGAAGCTATTAAAAACTTTCTTTCAAAAACGGCGGATGATTTTCATGCACACTACGGCAAAAACGATGTACATCGCCCCAGACAGTGTATATTCTTCGCCTCAACGAACGAAGAACAATTTCTAAGAGACAGTTCTGGGGAACGTCGGTACTGGCCTATTAAAAACTGTGTGGTCCAGCCTAAATATAATATTTGGGAAGATCTGACACCGGATATTGTTGGTCAGGTATGGGCAGAAGCTATCCAACGTTATAAAGAAAGAATCCCCTTGATGCTGCCTATTGAATTATCAGACGCACTTCATGCTGTTCAAGAAGAATATAAAAAGGTAGATGAGTGGCAAGGTATTATAGAAGATTTTTTGAATACTCAACTACCCTCTGACTGGTCTAAAAGAAATAATCAACAGAAACGTGATTACTTCTTTCAGCAGGATGCTTTATCGGCCGAGGGAGTAATTCTAAGGGATAAAGTGTGTATCGCTGAAATCCTGAACGAATGTAGTACCTTGGGGATAAAAGGGACTCCCGGGCCTACTGAGAAGAACCGTATAAGTGCCATAATGAAAGATGCAAAAGGATGGGTTAAAAAGAATGGTCTATCCACTTCTTATGGAAGACAAAAGGGTTGGGTGAGATTTGAAAAGGAATTGTTTAATGCCCCCGAAGATATATTCAACTCAAAAAATCAGTAACCGGTGTAACTTGATTAAAACAATAGTCGGTTACAACGTAAATTGTTGTAGGTCAGAGAATTTAAAGACTATGTAACTGTGTAACTCATTTCTATTAAAAGATTTATGATTTTATTAAAATATATAGTAATAAATATTGATTAATTTAATAAATCTAATTAATAGCTATGCTTTAATAGAAAATGACGGTAACGCGGTTACTTCGGTTACTCTAAAAAAACAGAATTATGAATGAAAAACTTATAGAACGCAAATTACGGGAGTCAGTTAAGAAGCTGGGTGGCCTAGCACTCAAGTTCTCGTCTCCTTATCATCGTGGGATGCCGGATCGCATTATACTTATGCCGGGAGCGAAAATAGCCTTCGCTGAACTAAAGACAACTGGAAAGAAGCCAACGGAGTTACAAAAGACAGCTATTGCAGAACTGCGTGCGTTGGGATTCAAGGCAGAGGTAATCGATTCGCAGGAAGGATTAAACAAATTTCTGGAGGATATATTATGCTGAACGAATCGAATTTGCACGAGTACCAACATACAGCCGTACAGCATATCATTGAGCATCCATACGGAGCTTTACTGATGGAAATGGGGTTGGGGAAAAGTATCAGTACTCTTACGGCTATAAAAAAATTGATGGACGAATATTTAGAAGTTAGCAAGGTTCTTGTTATTGCACCTAAGCGAGTGGCCGAGTCTACCTGGAGTGATGAGATTGCAAAATGGGAGCACTTGAAAGGCTTAACTGTTAGTAAGATTTTAGGTACGGAAAAACAGCGAAAGGCCGCATTAAAAGCATCGGCAGACATTTATGTCATCAATCGGGAGAATGTAGTATGGTTAGTGTCACATTTACAAGGCTACTGGCCATTCGACATGGTTGTCATTGACGAACTGTCGTCTTTCAAGTCATCTAAGTCAGCACGTTTCAGGGCGTTGCGCTTAGTAAGGCCAAAGACAAATCGTGTAGTTGGTTTGACTGGAACACCTGCCCCCAATGGTTTAATCGATCTCTGGAGTCAATTGTACCTATTGGATTTGGGTGAAAGACTTGGAAAAACAATCACGTCTTATCGCAGCAAATATTTTCGTCCGGGGAGAACTAATGGCCAAATCGTTTTTGACTATAAGTTAAATAATGGCAGTGAAGAAGCCATATACAAACAGATTAGCGATATTTGTATAAGCATGAAGGCGGAAGACTATTTGCAATTACCTGACCGGATAGATCGCACGGTAGACATCCATCTATCGGAAAAATTAGAAGAACAATATCTGGAGTTTGAAAAAGAGCAAGTGCTGGCTCTGGAGAATGAAGACGGAGATATTTCAGCGGTCAATGCCGCAGCACTTTCTAACAAGTTATTGCAATTTTCAAACGGGGCTATTTACGATTCGATCCGAAACGTACACGAGATCCATTCGAAGAAACTAGAAGCTTTGGAGGAAATTGTAGAAGCTGCCAACGGACAATCAGTCTTGGTGTTCTTCTCTTTCCGGCACGATGTATCCCGAATACTTCGGAAATTAAAAAGCTATCACCCAAAAGAGATTGGCGGTCCGGAAGATATAAGGGCGTGGAATGAAGGTAGTATACCAGTACTACTTGCGCATCCTGCCGGGGCCGGTCACGGATTGAATCTACAAGCAGGAGGACACATAGTTGTCTGGTTTGGTCTTCCCTGGAGTTCCGAACTCTACCTACAGGCTAATGCAAGATTGTATCGTCAAGGGCAGAACAAGCCCGTCATCATCCACCATCTTATAACCAAGGGAACAATGGATGAGGATGTAATGAAAGCATTGGTGGGCAAGATAGACAAACAAGAAGCTTTAATGCAAGCGGTGAAAGCCCGCATACAACGCTGGAGGAATTAACATGGGGAAAAAAATGATAAATGTCAGGTTTGACGAACGAACAGTGATGCTACTAAACGAGTTGTCGGACATCACAAAAACGAGTATCTCTGTAATAGTTAGAGGAATGGTATACCGCAGTATTGAGGAATTAATAGACAAATCCGGGAACTGGAGTTTGCAGAATGAGAAAAACAAAGAAAGGGAAGGTTAATGGAAAGGTCATGGATATGATAGCGCACAACTATGATAAGTTAAAACAACTGTGCGGTTATCGTACCTCCGGACTGTATTGTTCCAAAAGCTATGAAGATATCTTTCAGGACACTATTTTATTCGTCTCACAGGACGAGAAAACCTCTACTCTGTCATCTGACAAAGAATTGATGAATTATTTCTGTTACCGATTCCGGATGATAGAGTATCAGGCTATCAACGATAATAAACAATTAAAAGAAACGCCCTATGCCGACTATTTACAAACCAAGAAAGAAGACACAGAAGAATGATAATTATTATGACGCAGAGCGCAGGAGAGTGTATAACTCTGACCGCTGGCGTCGTCTACGTGCATGGAAATTCGCTTGTAATCCTCTATGCGAAATATGCCTGAAGGAAGACAAAACAGTTCCTGCCGAAGACATCCACCACATAACTTCGTTTATGAGTACGGATGATCCGGAACAAAGGTTATTTCTAGCCTATGACTTCGATAATTTGATGAGTTTATGTAAACAATGTCATCAAAGGATACACAATAAATTATAGACTATCTATATGCTCTCTAAAATCCCGGTTCAATTCATACGTCAGAAAGTAGTAGAAGAACGTAGCCCGCATCGGCTTAGACAATTCCCGTTTCCCGGACATGATAAGGCTTAAAGAGGAACGATCAATAGCTAATTGCTTTATCAAATCGTTTCTCTTTATGCCAAATTCCTGCATCTTTGATTCAATCCATTCAACTGTGATGTCATCTACATTTAAAGAATATGCTACCGGAATAATCTTAGCATCCGGATATATATCTTTCCCTCGTTCAATGAGTTGCTTTTGATTCAGTATATAGCCATTTATCAGCCTCGTCTGAGTTACTTTTACCGTTCCATCTTCCAAGAGATCAATGACGATTCCCATTCTCCTGTAACCATTAATAAATTCTTTGTTCTTTTCCATATCGTTCTTGTATTATTAAAAAGAATGAAAAAGCAAGGGGCGAACCCCTTACTTAATTCTGATCTCTTTTAAGTTTGTCAAATCGTAGATTGCAAGCTGATTATTATTCTTTGCGAACTCTATCGCCTTGTCAATCTCCGAGTTCTTGAAGATTTTTACGCTGTCGAAGTAGTAACGTTTGCTTTCAGTATCAAACCATCCACCAACTGATCTACCATGTTCTAAAGCGTGATTAATAACTTTGTTTAAACTCTCTTTTCCGAAGCTGTCTTGCGTGTCTTGATACGCTACTGACAGACCGTACTTAATTGGTTTCATTGTCTCAATATTGAGAGTAAAACCTTCGGGATTGATTAGTGAGTATTCCCAAACTCCATCAGTTAATTGTTTCATAATGTCAAATGATTTAAAGCCCCTTGCTTTAACTGTTACAAAGATAAGGATTATATTTGCTTTAAGCAAACTTTTAATACTGTTTTATTTGCTTTAAGCAAACAAATAGGGATTTTCCTACGAAAAGCCTCTACATTGTTAATATTAAGTTAATTTTAACAATAAATTCATCAAAAAGGGGTATGGGGTCAAATTTGAGCGATTGAGACCTTCGAAAGCTCGCCCTACCCTTCTTCACATACACGGCACTTTTGGAAAAAAGCCAAAGTGTTTCGTTCTGTTAATTGTCGGTTTTGTATGACATTTCTATGGTTTTTAGATAAAAATGAATCAGAATCATGGAAAAAAAGAAGAAAATCAGCTTTAAAGTGCCCGATAGTATCAAACATGATGAGGCACGCAAACTTATTACCGGTCTTGTCAAGCAATTAAATGAGAAGGAAATGCTTGAACTCTCCGATATTCCACAACTTCACCGTATGGCTACGGCTTATGATATGTATCTTAACTGTGTAGACATATTGAGCCAGCAGGGGATTACTATGAAAAACCTGAAAGGAGAAATGGTCAAACGCCCAGAGGCCAATTTACTGAAAGAAAGCTGGAGTCAATATCTTGAATTGGCAAAAGAATATGGACTAACCGCAAAAAGCAAAGGACAAATCAAAGCCATGAATGCAGGAGATAACGAAGAATCTCCACTTGAGACGTATCTGAAAGGCAAGAAAGAAACTCGTTAATGCAGACAAAGACTTACTATAAATACGCTCAAGACGTTATAGGCGGGAAAGTCGTATCCGGTAAGTTTATTCAGCTTGCTGCTGAACGTTTTTTCTCCATGATGGAGGATGATCGATACGAATTCAAGGAGAAAAAAGCAGATGAGGTCATAGAATTCTTCTCTATTCTTCAGCATTTCACTGGACGCCATGCCGGTAAGTCGTTCATCCTACAACCGTGGCAACAATTTGTAATAGCAGCTATCTATGGATTCTATATAAAGGAGACGGGGGAACGACTTGTGAAGTATGTCTACATAGAGATTGCACGAAAGAACGGAAAGACGGCTTTTGCCGCCGGACTATCTTTGTATCATCTAATCGCTGATGGAGAAATGGATGCAGAGGTGGATCTTGCAGCCAACTCTAAAGAACAGGCTAAAATTGCTTTCAAGTTCTGTTCTCAATTCGCAAAAGGGATTGACCCGAAAGGAAAAGACCTTGTTTCCTATCGCGATAAAGTGAAGTTCGAAAAGATGCTGTCTTTGTTACAGGTGTTTGCAGCAGACGATTCAAAATTGGACGGTTTTAATGCATCTATGTATCTGATAGACGAATACCATGCCGCTAAGAATACTGGGTTGAAAGATGTACTACAGTCATCGCAGGGTATGCGTGATAACCCAATGGCGGTTATTATCACTACGGCCGGATTCGATAAATTAGGTCCATGTTACCAATACCGTGAAATGTGTACGGAAGTATTGTCTGGGCTAAAAGAAAATGATACACTCTTTGCTGCTATCTTTTCTCCTGATGAGGGAGATGATTGGAAAGATCCGGAGACTTGGCAGAAGAGCAACCCCAATCTGGGGATTACGGTTAAACCGCAATATTTGCAGACTCAAGTACAGTCCGCAATTAATGCACCATCCGAAGAAGTCGGCATTAAAACAAAGAACTTCAATATTTGGTGTGATTCTGAAACTGTTTGGATTCCGGATCACTATATTTTACAGACTTCCGCAAGTCTTGAATTTGAGCAATTCCGAGGTATGGATTGTTATGCCGGCATTGACTTATCAAGCACTAGCGACCTCACTTGCGCCGATTTTATGTTTCCTACAGCAGATAAATACTATTTCAAAACTTTGTACTACTTACCGGAAGCGGCTTTACAGGAAAAACGATTCAAGGACTTATACGGAGAATGGCGCAGACAGGGATTGATTACTATTACTCCGGGAAATGTAACAGACTACGATTATATCCTCAACGATCTTATGCGGGTTCGAGATATAGTTTATATTCAGAAAATAGCGTATGATGCCTGGAATGCGACGCAGTTCGTTATTAATGCCGAAGAAAAAGGCCTGCCTATGGAACCATTTAGCCAGGCACTCGGAAATTTCAACCGCCCTACTAAAGAGCTGGAGCGCTTGCTATTGTCCGGCAAGGCGGTAATAGACAACAATCAGATAAACCGTCATTGCTTCCGTAATGTCGTTATGGCGAGAGATAAAAACGGCAATACTAAACCATCCAAGCAATTTGAAGAAAAGAAAATCGACGGGGTTATAGCTAAGCTGGAAGCACTCGGAATCTATCTCGTTTCACCTCGATACGGAGAATTCTATTGATTTGTATGACAATTTTTTGGTTAGGTGTAAAAGTGTACTTTATATGAAAATACCATTTACGAATTTCGAAATAAGAAAAGCGTCTAAAGCGGAAACATCCCGTTTGACAGCATGGAGCTATACCGGAGCTCATCCGATCCTTTCCAGTCGGAAAAAACCAATGCTTCTATCTACGGTTTACAGATGTGTTGATCTCATATCGGACAGTGTAGCAGTTCTTCCGCTGAAGACCTACCAGATTGACGAGGAAGGATTTAAGAAGGAATTCAAGCAACATCCGGCATATATGCTGTTGAATATGGAACCTAATGAAGATATGACCCGATATGTCTTCTTTAAAACACTCATGTCTTCAGTTCTTCTTACCGGAAACGGCTATGCCTATATCGAAAGGGATTATCAGTTAAATGTACTTCAATTGATTTATATTCCTTCCAGCCAAGTGACAATCGTTTATATCACTGATAAGAACGGTATCATGCGTAAACGATATCAGGTAGTCGGATTCAGGGAACTGGTGGACCCTAAAGATATGATTCATGTACTTAACTTCTCCTACGATGGCATTATCGGAGTATCCACGTTAACGCACGCCCGTCAGACTATTGATATCGCTACCAGTACAGAGGAACATGCGGCCGGATTCTTTAGCTCCGGAGGTTCTTTATCTGGCATACTGACTGTGGAAGGAAGCAGAATGGATAAAACTCAAAAGGATCAAATTTATGAGACGTGGAATGAGCGGATGAAACAGCATCCAAACGGCATAGCTGTTTTAGAGGGGAATATGAAGTATCAGCCTATATCCATTAGTCCCAAAGACAGCCAGTTTATAGAAAGCCGTATGTTTAATGTCATAGATATATGCCGTTTCTTCTCAGTCTCCCCTATAAAAGTATTTGACTTGTCAAAAGCGAGCTATTCAACTGTTGAGGCTACGCAGCTACAATATTTGACGGACACTGTGTTAGCTGTCATAACTAAAATCGAGCAGGAGATTAACAGAAAAGTATTCCTCAAATCGGAACGGGGTAATGTTATTGCGGAATTCGACACTTCAGCCATATTGCGTACCGATAAAGCCGCGCAAGCCTCATTCTACAAAGAATTATCCTATGTAGCAGGAATCACACCGAACGAAACACGAAGAGAGTTGGGGTATCCTCGTTTGGATGGTGGAGATAAGGCATTCGTACAAGTAAATATGCAGACATTAGACAATGCCGTGAAAGAAAAAGTAGAAAATACTAAAAATAATCCCGATTTGTATGACAACTCTGTGGTTAGTAAATAAAAAGTTGAATCATGGACAATAAAAAAGAAATCAGAAATACTCCCTTCCAGGTACAAGTGACCGGAGAAGATGAGGAAAAACGTACCATTGAAGGTTACGCATTGCTTTTTGACACCCCATCAGACGGATTATCCTTCACGGAAGTCATCCAACGCGGTGCGCTTGACGGAGTTTTGGCAAAAAGTGATGTTTTTGCGCTCTTGAATCACGATCAAAGCCGTGGCATTCTTGCAAGATGCAAGAATGGACAGGGGTCTTTGGTACTTTCAGTTGACGATAAGGGGCTGAAGTTCCGTTTTGAAGCTCCTAAGACGGCTTTAGGTGACGAGTTACGTGAAAATATCCGTCGTGGAGAAATCGAAGAATGTTCTTTCTGCTTCGATGTAGAAAAGGATACATGGGAAAAACAAAAAAATGGCAGTTGGAAACGATCGATTGAGAAAATAGATAATCTCTATGACATTGCTCCGGTCTATAATGGCGCATACAGTAAAACTTCGGTTTATATGCGCGGCAAAGAATTAGCAGAAGAGGAATTGCGAAAAAAGGAACAGGATATCCCTGAGTCCTACTATCAAAATATCGAAAATTCATTAAACATTTAATTTATTATTTTATGGCTAAAGAAAAGAGTATCACAGATTTGAAGGATGAGAAGAGGCAACTATCTATTCGTTCGAAAGAAATCATCGGGAAAGCAAAAGGTGAAAAACGTCAGTTTTCCCAAGAAGAAAATGAAGAGTTAGGCACCAATCAAGCTCGCATGGCTGAAATCAACCTTGAAATCGAAGAGAGAGAGGAGGAAAATCGTAGTAAACGCCCTGTAAGAACGGTAACTGCCGGTAACGGTAACTTCTCTCTTCGTCGTGCCATCGCTAACTTGGTAGATGGGTCCGGGCAGAATGACGCAGATGCGGGTATTATTGAAGAGGCTACCGCATATCACAACATGTCGGGTGCCCAGCAAGCAGGCAAACGAAGTATTGTTGTGCCGATGAACCTAGAAAAACGTGCGGCATTTACTGCGGCTACCGAAGCGGCTACAGGCGTAGTTATTGATGAAGATCAACAAGAAATGCTGCTGCCGCTGCAATCTTCACTTGTGCTAGCCCGTGCTGGTGCTCGTTTTATGACAGGATTGCAAGGTAACATCTACTGGCCCGAGTTCTCCGGTGCAAATGTCTTTTGGGAAGGCGAAAACGCTCCGGCCAAGGATGGTGCAGGTAAATTCGATAAAGGGGATACGTTCAAACCGATACGTTTGACGGCGTACGTAGATATCTCAAAGCAGTTGCTCGTCCAGGAGAATACTTCCGTAGAGGCCTATATTCGTCAAGCTATCGCTGTAGCTATTGCACAAAAGATAGAACAGACTGCGTTCAGTAAAAACAAGAACGTTGCTAACACACCGGACGGTATGTTCCATACCCTTAACGAAGATATTAAGGGAGACATGACATGGGCGCAGATTGTAGCTATGGAAACAAATGCGGACACTCAGAATGCATTATTTGGCAACCTGTCTTATGTTCTGCACCCGTCACTTGTGGGAAAAGCTAAAACCAAAGTGAAGGACGCTTCTGGCGCAGGCGGATTTATCTTTGCCGGCAATGGGGACGGACAACTGAACGGTTATCGCGCATTGCGTACGAATAATCTGCCGAAAGAATTAGGAGATACAGCTGATGAGTTTGGTATCGTATTCGGTAACTGGGCGGACTACTTCCTGGGACAATGGGGCGGCATTGAGTTACTGGTAGATCCGTATACGCAGGCTTTGAGTGGTACAGTTAGACTGATAACCAATTCCTACTGGAATATGGGATTTATCCGCAAAGAATCATTTACTATCGCATCATTGAAATAATTATGGCATACGTCGAACTACAACTGGCAAAGAAACATCTGAACGTAGAGGAGTCCTTTACGGAAGATGACGAATACATTATCGGGCTTATAGAAGCCTCTGAAACTGTTGTAGAGAAAGATGTATGTGAGAAACTGGATACGCTGACGCAGGAGAACAAAGGTAAATTACCTGCGCCTCTTCGTCAGTGTATTCTCCTGATGGTCGGACAGTTTTATGCTAATCGTGAACCGGTTGCTTTTGCACAGTCGGCGGAAGTACCCCTGTCTTACAGATATCTCGTATCACTTTATCGGAATTATGCCAAATGAGAGCGGGTCTGCTGAAATATCAGCTTGTATTTGAGATTCCTGTCGAAGTAAAGTCTTCGACAGGAGCTGTCAGCAAGGAATATAAAGAAGTATTCCGATGCCGGGCACAGCGCAAGAAACAGACTCTGCTTTCCGTAGAAGAGAATGCGTATGAACAGTTTGTCGGGCATACAACAGTAATGCAAGTACGTAGTTATCCGCAGATCAAATATGGTTGCCGTGTAAGATACGCAGATTGTATCTGGGAGATAAAGATGATAGAACCTGCAGCCAACGAATTGACTTTAACGCTTAAAAAGATCGATGTATGATTCAGGTAACGACGATCGACAGAGAGAATATTCAATATCTGATCCGGAATCTGGAAGACTTCGAAAAAGATAAGGCGGTGAAAAGCGGCCTACGTGCAGCAGTGAATGTATTTCGCGTGAAAGGTAGAAGCAATCTACGCACAAGGTTATTACATCACGGAAAGCAGACTAATCACCTGATGAATTCTTTCACTACTCGGGTAAAACGTAATAAACTGGGAGCATTGGCAGGGTTTGATCGTCCAGGCGGCAATCATTCTCATCTTGTAGATCAAGGGACCAAGAAACGTTACACCAATACCGGTAAAAGCCGGGGAATTATGCCGGGCAACAGTTTTTGGGGTGATGCCGAGAAAACAGAAGAGAATAAAGCTATGCAGGCTATCAGTCAAGGAATTCAGAAAGCAGTACAACGAATAAACGAGAGACGATGAATATGTTTAAGATCACAACGGAAGTGCGTGCCATTCTTCTTGCTTCGGATAGCATCAAGGATATTGTCGATGAGAAGATATTCCCGGTCATTGCACCGGAGAATACGGAGGGAGACTTTATCGTTTATCAGCGTGATGGTTACAAACAGGATCGCACCAAGTTTGGCGTATACCGGCAGGTACCGGTTGTGAACGTGATTGCGGTAAGTGAAAACTATGATCGCAGCCAGGAGCTCGCTTCATTGATTTATGATACTTTATCCGGCGACTTTGCTGATCCGGATATATATATTGAGCTTGAAGACTCTACTGAGGACTTCATTGATAACAAATACATTCAAGTTTTACAATTTTCAATAGAACAAAGATAAATATTATGGCAGGAGTAAAATTAGATTCAAGAAAAGATATCTACAGAGGTGAACTCTTTGTGTTTGTTGGCGATCAGCCTATCGCCTTTGCATCAAATGCAACACTGGAAGTGACAACCGAAGAAATAGATATCTCGAACAAAATGATGGGTGACTGGTCCGGTTCCCTTCCCGGAAAGAAAAGTTATACCGTTTCTTCCGAGTCACTGGTAACTCGCAAGGAAGGTGCAATGAGCTATGATACTCTGTTGGCTAAACAGATAGCCAGCGAAACGTTATCATTTTATTTCGGTGAGGCAAAAGCAACGGACAAAGACAATTTTGGCGGAACCTTTGAGAAAGACACTGCAAAGATGAGCTATACCGGAGAAGTGATGATTACATCGATGTCTATTTCATCCGAAGCAGGGCAAATAGCTAAATGCAGCAGTTCTTTTAAAGGTATTGGAGGTCTGACACAAACTGCGAGTGGAGCACCGGAAAACGCAAGTGAATAAAAGTTAGTTAGTAACAAATGTGCATAAGGCGGTCCTGTGATGGCCGCCTTATTTGATAATAATACAATGAAAATAGGACTAACAATTAAATCAATCATACGCTGGGAACAACTGCGGAAGAAGTCTTTTTCCTTGATGGATTACGCCAATGAAGAAGACGTAGAAGCACTATTGTATACCACAACTATCTGTAATAATGAGAATACTATGTATTCCTTTGATATCTTCCGGAAAACACTATCCAATCAAAAGTTAGTTAGAGAAATGGTGTCGAAGTTAGAGACGGAAACGGCTGTATTAAGCCAATTCCAGAAAAAACAGGAAAAAGCTGACATAGGTAGTACCGATGATAGCCCGGGAACAATAGCTGATATCGTATCCACTCTCATCATGTCTGGACTGGATGCCCAGTATGCGCTCAATGAAATGGAGTTATGTGACCTCCCACTCTACATAGAGGCGTACGAAAAGAAACGAAAAGAAGATATGGAAAGCGCACGAATGTGGACATATCTCACCATTCTCCCGCATATCGATGCACGAAAGATGGAAAATGGAGCTAAGGATCTGATCACTTTCCCTTGGGAGGAAGCGGAGAAGCAAGCGGAAAAAGAAATCAAAGAAACTGAGATAGAAAGATTTGAATTATTCATGCAAAAAGGAAAAGACCTATTAAATTTATAAGATCATGGCAGGACGTTTAAGTTTCAGTATAGCAATAAACCTCTTAACAGAGAACTTTAAGAGAGGAACGAATCAGGTAAAAGCCGCATTCCGTTCTATGCAGATGCAAATCCTCACCTTCGCAGCAGCACTTGGTGCAGGTGGCCTTGGATTAACCAATCTAGTCTCCCGATTCATCGATGTAGCGAGAGAAACAAACCGTGTTACCACCGCATTGAAGAATGTCTCCGGCACGATGTCCCAATATGCGGATAATCAGAAATATCTGCTCGATCTGGCTAAAAAATACGGATTAGAGATTAATGCTCTGACAGCTAACTACGCAAAATTCACGGCGGCTGCTTCCATATCCGGTATGTCCATGATCGATCAACGAAAAGTATTCGAATCCGTCTCCCGGGCATGTACGGCCTTCGGTATGAGTGCGGACGACAGTAATGGAGTTATGCTTGCATTATCCCAGATGATGAGTAAAGGCAAGATCAGTTCCGAGGAATTGCGTCTACAGATGGGAGAACGTCTTCCTGTTGCTCTTCAGGCTATGGCAAAAGCTGCGGGTGTTTCTGTTGCTGGTCTGGACAAGTTGCTCAAACAGGGTAAACTGATGAGTAAGGATGTGCTTCCTAAATTTGCAGAGGCGCTTAATGAGATGATTCCTAACATTGATACTGATAACTTGGAGGCATCTGTAAATCGCCTGAAAAACGTCTTTACAGAGTTAGTGAACGGCACGGATATACAAAGTAAATATAAAGCTCTGATAGACTGGCTGACCAATATTGTTAAATCGGCTGCTGACAATATAAAAAGCATTGTTACCTATCTTGTTGCAGCTGTTTTAGTCATGGTTACAAGTCGGCTGGTCAATAAAATTATTTCCTCTATTGCCAAAGCCGAATTAGCCGCCAAGTCAGCAGCACGTCGGGCGGCCAAGGATGCAGGACAGAAGTTTGATGAAGTTGCATGGAAAGCGCAAAAGGCCGGTGCTTCTATCAGAATGGCTTTCAGCAAAGCGATGTTATCAATTAAGGCAACTCTCATTTCTATGGCTCCAACAGCAATACTTGCGGTCATAGGGGCTATCGTTGCTAAATTTTATAATGCTTATAAAGAGTCACAACGAATAAAGGGCTTGTTTGACAATTATCTGAATCGAATGAATCATGCGGCAGAGTCGAACTCAGAAATCGTAAAAGTTAAAGCCTTGTTATCGGAGTACAATAAAGTTAATTCATCACTAGATTACAAAAAACAAATATTAGGGAAAATCAATGGTATTCTCGGTACTGAGCTAAAAACCAACCAAGATGTAAACAAAGAAATATCTAAACGCATAGAATTGCTTGAAAGTGCAGCAAGAGCCGAACTGGCAGCAAAGGAAGTAGCAGAAAGCGAAAATGAATTACGCAAAATAGGCTCAAAATCCTACAACGGGAAGACAGTACAGGAATTGGCTCCTGATTGGGAAATGGCTCGCGGAGATTTGGTTAAAGAAGAGAGGTTCAAAGCAAAGCATAAAGTGTCAATGGTTGACGCTATAGGATTTGAAAATGGCTTAAAGGATGATTTGAATGCTTATATTGAATTCTCAAAAATACTCAGTGATGCGAAATCGAGATTAGGAACTGAGATTTCTAGAAGCACCACAATTACAACACCAACAACTGATCCGGACGATGGCAAAAAGAAAAAAACTCCTCTTCAGAAACAGCAAGAATCTTATGATAAACAATTTGAGGAGCTAGGCGCTGAATTAGAGATCGGAAAGATCACTCAGGCAGAGTATAATAAAGCCCTGGGAGAACTGAACATCAAGATGTACGCCCAAGCCAAAGGAACAGGTGATAAAGAAGTACTTGAGAGTCAATATTTTCAGAATCTTAAGACCGCTGCTGAGAAAGCGATAAGAAATCAAGATAAGAATGCCGCTCTTGTTGAGTTTGAGAAGGTGCAGAAGGATTACAATACAAAGGTCAGGGAAGCCCAAGCACAGCAAGCCAAAGGTCTTATCTCTCAGAAAGAATTGAATTCCAATATAGTTTCACTTTCCGTTGATGCGGCTAAATCTGCTGCCGGCATTAAAGGCATTGGAGATGAGGCAGATGTATTTATTTCAGCTATGCAACTGAATGCAAAGATACTTGCTTCTCCAATTAAGATAAAGCCTCGCGACGAAACTTTTGACTACAAGAAAACCAAAGTTGATATTGCCTCTGAAAATCTGGACAAGGCAAAAGAATTGGCAGACAAATATAAAGAGGAAGCAAGAATTATCGGGAAGACATTATCAGATGAGGTTGCGAATGCTATGGCTGACGTTCCATCGCTGGAAGAGGCATTAAAACTGGCACAGGTCCAGGAAGATATCAAAAATTTCACCAAGGAACTTAATCAGATGGAATGGGATGGTATTAAAAATGTCGTATCAACTGTAGATGGATTGGTGTCGGCATTCGAACGCCTGAAAGATGCATTTGATCCGGAACAGGAAGCTACTAAATGGGAAAAGTTAATGGCCATTTGGAATATGTTTTCCGGAATTGCAGATGGATTCTTGTCGGTGATGAAAACAATTGAAAGTATTACGGAATTAACAAATAAGCTCACAAAGGCGAAGGAAACAGAGGCGGCTATTGATACGGCTACTACCGGAACAAAAGTTGCGAATAAAACGATAGAAACTACAGCAGAAATTACTGCTCTTGCGACTCAAACGGCGGCAGAGGTCGCAGCATCATCAACAAAAACTACAGCTGCATCTGCGGAAATGGCTGCAAAAAGTACAGCAGCATATGCATCTATTCCTTTTGCAGGAGTAGGTCTTGCTGCTGCTCAAATTGCAGCCATGGAAGCATTAATATTAGCCGCCTCAATTCCTAAGTTCGCAAATGGTGGCATTATTACCGGCGGTCCTTCATCCGGAGATAAGATATTAGCCCGTGTTAATGCCGGTGAAATGATACTCAATCAAGGCCAGCAATCTCATTTATTCGAAGCGATTAATTCCGGAAGATTGGGTGGAGGTGGAAATATATCTTCATCGGTAACAACCAGAGTCCGGGCAAAGGATCTGATTCTGACTATCAACAATGAACTTAAATCACAAGGGAAAAAGCCTATATCATGAGCTACGGACTAATATATACAATACCATTTGCCGCAATAGATAACATTCCATGTGTTGTGGAGATAGAGAAAGAAAATTATTCGGGTGAAGTCATTGAGCTGGTTGCGGGGGCTTCACCATTCACTGTCGATATTGCAGATGAAGAATTCCTGTATACGCCTGTCAGGTTCAGTACTGCGACAATTCGCGTAGTAGGCAGCGATTATTTGCAGAGTCTATTTTCCACAGCCTATCAGCAATACCGGGTTATATTCAAAAGAGATGGGGTAGTAACGTGGTATGGGTATATCAAGCCGGAACTATATACACAGAATTACAGCTCCTCTAAATTCGAACTGGAGATAGAGTGTATGAGTGCGATGTCCACGCTTGAATTTATTGATTATGACGTAACCGGAAGCAGAAAGGAATTTGTCTCGTTATGGAGTTTACTACAGAAATGCATCAAAGCAACTTCTGTACAATATAATGCAGTATATATCCCATACGTCTATGCGAAAAACGAAAAGGAATATTTATCAGGCGGAAGTAATATACTTTGGGAGATGAGAATTAGTGAACAGAATTTCTTCGATGAAGACAACAAAGCGCTGAAACTTAAAGAGGTACTCGAAGAAGTATGCAAATTCCTCCACTGGACCTGTGTAGATTGGCGAGGAGAGCTTTTCTTTGTCGATATAGATCATAACGGAGTATATCATAAATATAACAGTGGACTGATCGAGAAAACAGATGCAGTATTTAATAATCTCATCGTACAAAACATTGGATTTACCGGATCTGATCATTCTCTGGATGTACTCCCTGGCTATAATAAAGTAACAGTGAAATGTAGCAATTATCCTATCCCTGAAACTTTAAACTTCAGTGTTAATTATGACGACCTGGACAGATTGGCTACCTTACCAGATATAACATCCGGAGATGATGTGTCGCATCGCATCCTCCTGAATCCAGGGGATTTGGAGATGTATCAATACCAACAATTCGCTCATCGTGTAGATATAAATGAATACAAAAACAATATAGAAGCGGATAATCTTTTAGGCGCTATCCCTATGAGGTATTGCAACTACAAAATGGTAAATAAGGATGGTGGTAAGGTTCCCGATATTACAGAGTATAGCTATACTGATGTTGTTAGAATAAGATTGAAAAACAAAGATGGGGTAGCATTGGGTGGATATGTTCCAGTATTTATATTGCGAAGTCCATGCGTCGCATATCCTCCAGGGGTATTTTGTATAAATGCCTCTGTCAGGTATTTCCAAAACGAACCTTTATCTCCATTGTCAAAGGACAGATGGGGAGGAAACTTATTAATCGGAACCAAATTATTTATTGGTCATATAGACCTTACGACTGATGATCCGGTACTCGGAAATAATCTTTATAAATGTACATATTTGTCATTCGGGGCATACGAGAATGAGGGTTATAAAGCGGTCATTAACGACAAGAAGCTAACGGACCCTTATGAAGGCGCATCCGGTAAAATGATATATTCTTCTTTTACGGGAAGTGGAATAACGGCCGGAGAGCTGGAATTTCAACTATTGGCTAGTATGTATCCATCCGAAGTTAATAAATATGGGGTATTCTTACAAAACTTTACTGTAAGATTCATTCCTCGGGATGGAGAGGATACTACATCTAATTCTGATCGTATTTATGAGAACGCGGTTAATGAGAACTACATCAATGAACTCGATGAGATCGAATTGAAAATCAGCTCATACAACCATGATGGCGCGGGTTATGGCAAAGTTATTTTAAGTGAAGATTACCTGAGAGACAATCTTTATTCAGTCATAGAAGAAACTACAGTCCGTCCAGAAGAGCAACTTATTCGACGTATTATCAAACGTTATAATGCCACCCGTATCAAATTAACGCAAGTAATAAAAGCATCTTCCGATATAACTCCTTTATCCCGCTTGTATGACAATTATATGGTTAATAAGAAATTCATCAACGCAGGAGGTACAATCGACTACAAGATGAATCAGTTTCAATGTATAATGATAGAAGTATGAATATTACTATAAAATCAAGAGCAATCCCTTCTAAGCCCCGATCCGGGAATTATCCGATTGGGTCAGTTGTTTCTTCCGGTAGAGGTGGCGGAACTACTGTAGTGACTGGAGGAGGTGTTAACATTGACATTTTAAAAGTTAATGACACTCAGTCATTGACAGATAAAAATGTTCTTTCATCTCTTCGTACGCTTCTTGAAATTTGTTCACGCATCATAAAGAAGGATGACAAAATAGAATATACGGATGACAATGTTCTTTCCTCATTACGTACAATTAAAGAGGTCGACGATAAGATAAAAGCCTTGTTGCTGGAATTAGAACGCAGGTATATTCATAAAGACCAGGATGACCGTACTGAACATAGCCTGGAAGTAGGTGAAAATTTGACGGTAGAAGGTTTATTGTCTGCTCTTGGCGGGTCAGACGTAAAAGGATTATTAAAAGCATCCGGCGGAATTGTATCCAATGATCTTATACAGGCTATTAAAGGTATGAATATTGGCAACTTCGTCACCGGCATGATCGGCGGTTCCGGCGGTTCTGTCACAGTTGACGAGAAGACAGGCAAGACAGTACTTGAAGTGGACAAAGCCATCTTCCGTGAGGAAATGGTCACTCCCAAAATCACCTTCAACTGCATTGACGTCATCTCCGGAGACAAGGCCAATACCTTCGCATTCGGAACGATCAAGTCCGTAGACACCGCCAACCGCACAATCGAGCTCGACCTGCTTGAAGGACAGCTTGGAACATCGAAGGTAAATGATATCTGCCGTGGTGTCTTCCACAACCTTTCAGGCGGAAACAACACCTCCGACAGTGCAGACGCGAACGGATTCCTGAATTATGCCGGCTTCGCTACCGCTTATTTCACCCCCTCCGAAATTCTGTTGAACGAGCCGGGAGCGATGAAGCTCAAATATACCCTGCAGCCGGGAACAACAGTTCACCCCACAGCCGGCATGAACTTCTACGCCTACGGTAACTTCACCGATGAGGACCGTCAGGCAATGACTTACGAGACCCGTTATTACACCCGCAGACTCAAAAATGTCGATACCTGGGTAATTGACCCGACAAGGAACATCTCGATGCAGGACGGATTGCTTGAAGGTCTGACAATCGGTGGCTTCGTGATGCACGGACATGGCACCTTCCAGGAGAATACCTACCTGACAGGAGTCAATATCCAGTTCACTCCTTCGCAAATTGAAGAATTGCAGGGCAAGTCTGCATACAGCGTCTCCCTGTCTTCCTACGAGCGTGTAGTCAAGCTTGACAGCCAAGGCAACCTGACTTCCCTGTACGAGGAACTGAATGTCATCTCCGGCAACAAGAATGTTATTTCCGGCAATGAGAACGTGGTAACCTCCGTGTATAACCTTTCCACCCGCATACAGGCATTCAAGGGTGAAACGGAACTGTTGTTCTCCGACGCGGTAGACAAGGACAGATATGTCGTTGTGGTATCCGCCACAGGCTGTCGCGCTTCCGTGTCTGCCGGTATCCTCACCATCACGGAGGTCACCAATTACGAAGAGTGTTACGTAGACCTGAAGATCAACTGCGAAGGAAATGCCGTATTCGACAAGCGGTTCTCGGTCGTGGTTGTCCGCAATGGTACCGACGGTGAAGGAAGCATTGTAGCGGACCTGAGCAACTGGATGCAGTCGGTGTCCTGTGACGCATCGGGTGCCGTTACTTCCGGTCTGCCTCTTGGCTGTACCTTTTCAATGTATTACGGTGCTACGCAATTAACGCTCGATTCGCTTTCCCGTACAAGTGTGCCCGGAGTAACCTCTACGACCGACAAGGATACGGGGATAGTAACCATAACCGCTATCGATTCTTCCGCAGCCGACACGATCCGTATCCCGATAACGGGCAAGGCGACACATAACGGTATTCAATACGAGCGTACCGTATATCTTTCAATTAACAAGGTCAGACCGGGAGCCGACGGGAAGAATCCTGTCATCTATTCGTTGCAGCCATCGATGAACATCATAAAGAAGAACAGCGCGGGCAACAGCGTCATCGCTGATATTTCCTGCCGCATCCTGAAGACTGACGGCGCCTTAACCGTCGTTTCCTCCCGTCCATCCGGCTATTCGCTGGATTACATCATAGATTCGGGTACGCCTAAAAGCTATACCCCCGGAAGCAGCATTGCCATATCTGGCATAACAAAGGATATTACGTTCAGACTGTACGCTGAGAACTCATCGGGCATAACGATGGTTGACCAGGAAACGATTCCCGTTGTTCAGGACGGCAGCGATGGCACTGACGGTCACAGCCCTTATATTTCCGAGCACGGTACATGGATGGTGTGGGACGACGATCAGGGAAAGTACGTAGATTCCGGCGATTCTGCAAAGGGGGATGACGGGCATTCTCCAAAGATTGAAAATGGAACCTGGTGGGTATGGGACGCTGATCAGGGAAAGTATATAGATACCGGCATCAAGGCAAAGGGTGAGGATGGATTAAACGGAAAGAACGGAAAATACACCGAGCTCCGGTATAAATACAGCAACGGAAAGCCCGATAAGCCTTCCGGTATTTCTCCCGAAGGATGGTCCCTCGATCCTGATGTGAAAGAGCCGGATCTCACCCATTCGGGTGACTTTTATCCCTCTGACCTGTACTATACTACCGGTACGTCAACGGTATGGAACAAAACCTATCTGCAAAGGATTTCTTTTATCGCTACCGAAAAGGGACAGTCATTTAAACTGCAGGTAAACTGTTACACTTCAAAATCTCTCAGGTATGCGGTAGTCATGAAGCTGGATACACCTTATACCAGCTCGTATAATAGCGAAGACACGCTGTGGATCGGAGGAGGATTTCAATATACATCTATCGAAGTAATAGCTCCGTCTGCAGGAAGTCATTATATAGAGCTGGCTTATGCGGCCGCAAGCTCATCCGCTGCGGAAGGGCAGATGGATTACCGTATCATTCCGCAGAATGTATGCTATCTCAGCAGTGCGGTCATTGACCCGAATACGGACTCCCTTCCCGTATGGAGTGATCCTGTGGTATTTCCTACAGACTTTCCCGGTGAAGAGCAGATATACCTGCTTTCTGCATCGGAAATGACAGTGGAAATGCCTCGTTCGGACGCTTTTGTAGATGAGTATATAGGAGATGCTTATGGCTATAATGCTTCTCAAATGTATACAAAAGGCGACGTAGTCAAATATAATGACGCCTATAAAGTTCTGATAGCGGCATCCGCCTCCGGCATATCACCGGACAATACCCAGTATTGGCAAGATACGAAATGGTGGACGGATAATCCTTCCGGAGTGTCGGAAGCGTATCCTTACGAATATACCTGCGTGCGTAGATTTAATGTTAGTGACGGGATCTGGGGATCTTACACTAATTACCGTTTATTCATGAATCTCGCAAAAGACGGTCAGTCGGCGTATCAGTTAGTCGCATCTGTATCCCAGATCGGCCGTACATCGACAGGAAGTTATGAGCCGGAAACTTTTACGGTATCTCACAAGGATGCTGAGGGGAATGCGGTGGATGCTTATATCGGAGTATACGGAAGTCAGGACGGTGGTGCCTGGACGAAGATCGGAAGTATAACAAAGGTGTCAGCTGTGTCGGTAAATGTTGCCCAATATCCCTATAAGTACTTCGTGATACGTACCTACGAAGCCTCTTCCTCCTCGTTTGATAATTACCTGCTGAGCACTTCCGTAAGCGTCCTGTCAGATGGAGAGAAGGGGGATACCGGAGCAACGGGTGCCATGCCCGTTTATTGCGGATTCTTCTCAGCCGGTACGGAATACACCTATACGAATACTACCCGTGACATTGTCAATTATGAGATAGACGGAGGCGTATTCACATTTCAGGTCAAACGTCACGGATCTGCTATCACCGTACCTCCTACATCTTCTACCGGTGACGCGAACTGGGAACCTGCCGGCAAGTTCAAGTTTGTGGCGATGGATACAGCCCTGATCGACGGTGCCAATATTGCGGGATTCATGTACAAGAATTTGCTGATGAAATCCCGTCTTGGTCTGCTAAGAGGAGCGGAAACGGATATTAAGGATGTGGGTGAATCCGACATGCAATGGTTTAAGCCTTATTTGCAGCTTGACGGAAATGCGGGTTACATAGACGCGATGGCTAACGTGAGGGTAGCCTATCAGATCATTGACGCGGGTACGGATTTGAAAAAGAACCTTTCATGGATGGTTTTGAATGCTGCGGGGTATAACAGGATTAACAATCTCGGCAATCCCGATACGGGTCTTGGTTTACAGATTTACATGCACGAACTGGGATCGCAGGTGTTTATCGGTAATTTCTACAGTTATGCGCTATATGTGTTTCTGAATGTACAGTTATCAGATGACGCGACTTATGCAGACTCAATAACGACGGTCAAGATCAAAATACCCGCCGGCAAAATGTTCAGAGGGGTTGTTATTCCCAACGCCTTAACCTATCGGAATGGCGGAGTCACGGTGATTGAGCAGGATGGTACGGAAGTCCGCTATCCGTTCAGCCTGTGTATCTATCCCTACTCGGAGCTTAGCTACATAGGAGTGACAGGGAATTACAATAACATCCCTTATTACGAGGTGGTGCATTAAGGAGAACTTTTAATTTGTAAATTATAGCCGTAGCGGTCTGTGAAGATAGCGAGGCACAATCTTAAAAAACATGGATTATGGAAAATCTAGACATAAAAGACTTTCAGAGTGTTTCCTCCGTGTCGGAACTGGATAACATTCTGCTCGTACAGAGTACGGGAGTAAACGGCAAGATGACGGTCGCCTTATTCAAGACGGCTGTCAGGAATGATGTTACACCCTCCATCAAGGAGAACGTCTGGTGGATCGGTACCGTTAATACCGGAATCGTAGCCGCCGGAAAGACCCCCGAGTTCCGCAAGGGTGACCTTGGCATTGAATGGAAGTATACGACCGATACGGCATGGAAGCTGCTGGTCAATTACGAATCCATCTCATTGACCTTTGACGATCTTACCGAAGCGCAGAAAAACTCGCTGAAGCTTCATTTCAGTGATCTGACCGGGGCGGAGATAGCGCAGTTGCAGCAGCCGGCCCGGGATATGATCGCTACCCTGCAGGCGACGAACACAAGCGTGACGGATGCCGAGAATCTTCGTGTCGAAGCGGAAGAGAAACGTAAGACGGACACGGCCGCCGCGATTAAATCGGCTACAGACGCGGCAGGCGCAGCCAATACAGCAGCCAAAAACGTCCAGGACGGCAAGACGCCCGCATTCGAAATCGGTACAGTACAGCAGGGTACTTCCGCTTCGGCTGCCGTCACGGCAAACGGTACTGACGCCTCGGGCAATCCGAAATACAGGATCAACCTCACCCTGCCCAAGGGCGACAAGGGAGACAACGGCAAGACACCTGTATTCGAGATCGGGACGGTCAGCCAGGGATCTTCTGCTTCAGCCAGCGTCACGGCAAATGGTACAGACTCATCCGGCAATCCGAAATACAAAATCAACCTCACCCTGCCCAAGGGCGACAAGGGCAATCCCGGGACTGACGGGGAAGACGGAAAAACGCCCTCCTTTGAAATTGGAACGGTAGATAAGGGAGAGTCCGCATCCGCCACGGTCACGGCAAACGGTACCGATGCTTCGGGAAATCCAAGGTACAGGATTAACCTGGTGTTACCCAAAGGCGACAAGGGTAATCCGGGAACGGATGGAAAGACTCCCGTGCTGGAATTTGGAACGGTCACTACCGGTAATCCGGGAACGCAGGCTTCCGCTTCGCTGACGGCTGACGGCACAACGACGGAAGGCCATCCGAAATATCTGCTCTCGCTGACTATTCCACGTGGTGATAAAGGTTTGCCCGGTGAAGGGTCGGGTAATGTATCCGCGTCCGGAACCGGACTGGTAGCAGGAAAGAAGTACCTGTTTGTACCTTCTTCCAACGGCAGTACGGAAGGCTCCTTCGTAGAATACGCGGCACCCACCATTCCCGAACAGGTGCAGCCGGACTGGAATGCTACTTCCGGGAAAGGTGCCATCCTGCACAAGCCCACGATTCCGGCAAAGGTAAGCCAGCTGACGAACGACAGCAACTTTGTAAGTAAGTCATATGTAGATGATGAGATAGACAAGATTCCCACGCCCGACGTATCCGCGCAGATTGGAGCGCATAATACATCAGGGACAGCGCATGCGGACATCCGGACCTTGATCACAAACTACCTTTCGACGGCAAAAGGATATACGGATACTCAGATATCCGCACTGATCGGAACGGCTCCGGAAATTCTTGACACCCTCGGAGAACTTGCAGCGGCTGTGCTGAACAATCAGGATGCTGTTACGGCGATCAATAATGCTATCGCTCAGAAGCTGGGAAAGACGGAGGCTCAAAATCTGTACGTCGCATTACAAGGTTATGTAGCTTATTCGCAGGCGGAAAAGACCAAGTTAGCTGGAATCGCAGCAGGAGCAAATAAGATTACCGTCGATTCTTCCTTGTCGGGCACCAGTACTAATCCTGTTCAGAATAAAGTTATTAATACCGCTCTGGCAGGCAAAGCTGCATCTTCCCATACTCATACGAAATCTCAGATTGTCGATTTTCCGACTATTCCTACCGACAACAATCAGTTGGCAAACGGTGCCGGATACCTCACTGATGCCCCTGACGACAATAAGCAATATGGTCGGAAGAACGGTGCATGGTCGGAAGTCGTTGCCGGAGCGGGAGGAGGAGTTGAATACTATGATATCAATTGGCTGTTGGATATGTATGAAGATGGAAATTGTACACAGGCTCAGTATGACAGCCTTATAGAGGCAATAAATAATAATTGTTATTTTGGCGTTCCTGTGAATATGTACGTACAATCAAACGGGGATGTGATTGTTAGTATGTTCGCAGGGGATGACGAAGCGTCCATGATGGTCATTAAAGAGTATGTCGTATCATCTTCTTTGACAGTATCAACAAGTCATGGGGCCATATATTCCTCATACAGGCAAATAGACAATGTCGTAGGCGATTCAAATGGAAATGCTTCATTGGCTTTAAGGATGAATATGTTACATGTTGTAACGAACTGCACTCGGCTAAGTGTGTATATCGGTCTGGCTGAAGGTAATGAGGGAATCTTTCAATTTACATGTGGCAGTACTCCCGTTACACTTGTAATGCCCTCTACGGTCAAATGGATCAATGAACCGACCATAGAGGCGAATAAGACCTATCAGGTGTCAGTACTTAATAATATAGCGGTGATAGGAGGTGTACAATGAGCGGGATTAGAAGAGGGCTGATGATGGCGCAGCAGAAGATTGAGAACCCATATGATTTTAATGGGACGGACCAGTATCTGGATACCGGCATCAAGTTATGGACCGGACAACCCTTTACGCTGATGCTGGTCTTCACGTCACGAGCGGTGGATAACGGAGCGAATCAGACCATATTCACTACACGTAACCATGGAAGTGAGCATGGTGTCACTTTCTCCCAACTTACAGGATCAGCCTTTGAACGCTGTAGTATGATTGGAAAAAGTGGATATACTCCTAGTACGGTTTTTGATGATAGTGTGTATGGCGTCAGAAGAGGGCTGGTTTTGACTTCTAACGGTAATAGAGTTACTTATAGTAAAATCGTGACCAGTAATGACGCTTATACTCATAGGATTCCTTCCAGTATATCACTTCCTTCATCCCACACCGATGAAACACTGTTGCTGGGAGCAAACAGAATAGCTTCAGGAATAGGAGAATTTTGGAACGGAAAAATAAATGCGATGCGTATTGATAACAGAGAACTAGGGGCAAATGAAAAATATAATTTCTTTATAGCACAAGGATTATGAAACAGTATTATAAGATCGAAAATGGACAGAAAGTATTCGCCGGCAGGCGGATCGTCATTGGTGACATGCAGGTGATCAATCCTACGCATGAGCAGTATCTGGAAGCAGGATATGAAGAATACGTGTCCCCTGACCCGACACCGGAGGAACTACTTGAAAGGGCGATATCCTCCAAGATAGCTCGGATCAATAGCTATGACACATCCGATGCGGTCAATTCCTTCATGATGGAAGGGAACTTGATGTGGCTTGATAAATCCACACGCGTAGGGCTAATGAACTCGATTGGAATTGAAAAGGAAGCAGGAAGGGAGGTGACAAACCTTTGGTTCTCCGGAATGCAGTTTACGATACCTGTTTCATTAGCTATTGGTATGCTTAATTCGCTAGAACTGTACGCTCTTGACTGCTACAATGTAACGCAACAGCATATCGCTGCGGTCAAGGTATCGCATACTGTTGAAGAAGTCGAAGCATACGACTACACAGTTGGTTATCCTGAAAAATTAGTGTTTAACTTATAATATAAAGATTATGGTTCTATTAGTTATTATCTCGCTGCTGTTGCTCGTGACATACGTAGCATATTCCCTAAAAGTGATAAAAAACATCCCGTGGTCAGTGTCTGATACTTACTATCAGTTAGGAAAGAGAGGACGAAAAAAATGGCTGTTCCAGCTTGCAATGATTGTCCCGGCAATGCTTTTGCTCCCTGCGTGGCTTGAATGTTCGAGTGAAAATATTCAGTTCCTTGCTTTCCTGTCATGCGGAGGGCTGATGTTTGTCGGTGCCGCCCCCTGTTTTAAGCTGGAATTGGAGGGGAAGATACATTATGCGGCTACGGCTATATGCGGTATCTCGGCGGTCCTGTGGGTATGCTTATCAGAAATGTGGTATATTCCTTTGGTTGCCTTCATCGCAGCAGGGATATTGATGTATAAGTATAAGAAGTGGATGTTCTGGATAGAGTGTGCGGCGTTTGTCAGTACATATATCTCGGTGATGCTGGCGTAAAAAAAACCGCCCTGCTCATCACGAGCAAGACGGTATACAAACACAAACAAAACAAACATTAAGGGAAATATCCCTAATTACTATGATATAAATAATGAATTGCAAAGGTAATAATAATATTTTAGATAGAGAAAAGAAATATGGGATTAAATGAATGGCTGGCGCTGATCGGGGCTTTAGGAGGTTTTGAAGCAATCAAATGGATAGTTAACTTCTACGTGAATCGTCGAACGAATGCAAGGAAGGAAGATGCGACAGCGGATAGTATGGAGGATGAAAATGAACGCAAGCAAGTCGCATGGCTTGAAGATCGTATCGCTCAACGTGACGCCAAGATTGACGCTATTTATGTTGAACTCCGTCAGGAACAGTCCGCTCATCTGGAAGATATTCATAAGAAGCATGAACTGGAGCTTAGATTGAAAGAAGCTGAGATAAAGAAATGTGATGTACACGGATGCACTAACCGGCAGCCGCCAAGTGACTATTAACTATAAGGAGGAGAAGAAATGAAGGAAATTGATGCTATTATCATCCATTGCTCAGCAACACGTACCGGACAGGATTTGAGAGCTAAAGACATTGATCGGATGCACAAGCAAAGAGGCTTTAGTCAGATCGGTTATAACTTCGTCATTGACCTTGATGGAATGGTAGAGAATGGGCGCCCGCTTTCCATTGACGGTGCGCATTGTAATACCAAAGGATTTTCAGAGTCTTCGTATAATAAGCATAGTGTTGGCATCTGTTATATCGGAGGCCTGGACGCATCTGGAAAGCCGGCAGATACACGTACTTCTGCTCAAAGGGCTACACTGCGCGAATTGGTAGCGAAGCTCTGTCAAGAGTATCCTATTATTGAAGTGCTTGGGCATCGTGATACTTCGCCGGATTTGGATAGCAGCGGCGAAGTAGAGCCGGCAGAATATATCAAAGCGTGCCCCTGTTTTGATGTACGTTCTGAGTTTACCAACTTCTTGCGCAATACAATCATTCGACCATGAGACGCCTAATCTACATTCTAACCATCTTCCTTATGTCGGGAATATGGTTGTCATCCTGCCGGAGTCCTCAGTATGTTCCAGTAGAAACCAAAATTCAACTAAAAGATTCGGTAATAACGAGAGATTCGGTTGTAATCAAGGAACAGACTGTGCGGAAGGACTCAGTTGTAATGAAGGACTCTACCGTAATCGTAGTAGATGAATCCGGAAACGTTATCCGGACCGAATTATATAGGTACCGTGACTGGTACAAGGAACTGTCACGTGATTACTCTATGTTGCAGGCAAAGTATGATTCTCTTTTTAGCGAGAAGCAGAAGGTAGTACAAGTCCCTTATCCAGTCGAAAAGAAACTGAGTCGCTGGGAAACAATCAAATACGGACTTGTCGGTTTTTCGATAGGTGTTATTGTACTATTGATAATCAATGTCGTAGGTCGAATAAGAAGCAAGTAGTTACAAAAATAAGGGTCTAAGAAATTCTTAGACCCTTCATAATCTGTTTGTATTGTATTATCTAAGCTTGCTCTTAACTACGTCTACAACGTAGTCTATACCTTCTATTGCATAGTGAGCAAGGATCATAGCTGCTGCGTTAACAGCAATAAAAGCTAATATTTCCATATTTCAGAATTCCTTTTTATTAGTAGATCAACGATCTGCTTTGATGGCTTTTTCTCACGCCAAAACTTCCACTCGAAGTTTTCTAACACACGTGAGGATCTGAAATCTCTTTTGATAAGTACATCTTGATCATGCCTTCAGAAGTTAAGAAAGAAAGTTATATCAAACCTCAGCCTTCTTTGGGACGGCAAAGTTAATGAATAATATTATTATATAATCAGAATATGAATATATTATTTCTTTCCACTACCCTATTATTTAATGCTGAACAACTTCTCAGCTTGTCGTTCTACCATTGTATTAGGCATTTTTGCGTATATTTGAGTAGTTGATATATGCTTATGCCCTAACATCCTTGATACTGATTCGATAGAAACATCATTCATGATTGCGACTGTTGTGGCGAATGTATGCCGAGCAATGTGTGACGTTAGCGGCTTACGTATCCCCATGAGTGCCTCAATCAAATGCAAATAGTCGTTATACTTTTGTAAGCTGATAGTCGGAAGATCATATAGATATTTATCCAGAACAGCCATTGCCGGCGGAAGTATCGGAGTATAGAACTTACTACCTGTTTTTATGCGTTCGCCGGTAATGAAATACTTTCCGTTATTCTCAACAGTATCTAAATCAAACCGAAACACACATAAATCCGAATAAGAGAGTCCTGTATACGCCGCAAAAATAAACAGATCCCTTACTTTATCAAGTCTTGGAGATAGCTCTATTGTTCGCAACCGTTCAAGCTCACTTTCTGTTAATGGTTCCCGTTCCTTACTAGCACCACGCTCATCATCGAAAAAGTTATATGGGTTATCCTCAATATAGCGTAACTTATAAGCTTCAATAACATAAGGCTTCAATCGTTTATGATATCCGTGTATTGTTACTTGACATCTGTCTGGATCTTCTCGCCGGAGAAAGTCATCGAATCGCTCTATGTTCTCAATTGTAACGTCTTTAAAGGACCGAAGTCTGCCAAACCTACGAACAGTTTCCCATGCAGCCAAATGCGCCCTTCTTGTACTTTCTTTAATTTTCCGTTTTGCGATGGAATCGTACATAAAATCAATAAAAGAGGTTGGTTTAGTCTTTCCTTCATATCTATCGGTGAAAGATTGAAGAGTAATTTCTTCCTTGTCAACCTGCATCGCAATGAAAATTCGCTCAACTTTCTTCTTTAGAGCATCAATTATCCGATTAAATTGTTCCGCATTATCGTGATACACGACATGATTTGTATCGCACCATTGTATAGGGAACAACTGAACTCCAGTCCCTATAAACTTTCTATCTCGACGATTGAAGTAAATTTCGAGATCTACAGAAGCCGGTTTAACGTCGCTGGCTTTGTGACGACGGTCGTAAACAAACCGTAAAATAGGCATTGTCTCACTCATAGTGTATCGCACATTATGATATGTATCGCAAAGTGTATCGCATTTGGTCAGATTGAGCGATTTTATGCAGGCACATATCGGGGTAATCTAATAAAGTTAAACCCACGTAGTGCACTGATTATAAGAGTGATAAATGATAAGTGATTGATTCTTAATAAGAAAGGAGAAATTTTTAAGTTTCTCCTTCAAGTGATTTTGTACACCCTCAGGGATTCGAACCCTGGACCCACTGATTAAGAGTCAGTTGCTCTACCAACTGAGCTAAGAGTGCAACATTTTTTATATTGCAACTTTGGATTTGTACACCCTCAGGGATTCGAACCCTGGACCCACTGATTAAGAGTCAGTTGC